GTTTTAAAAGGCTCATTTTTCTGCCCTTTCTTATTTATAAAAAAACCTTTTGCTATTTCTTCTGGTGTTAACCCCTCTTGTAGTCTTGCTTTTTCTCTTTCTACTTCTGCTTCAATTGTTTTTAATTCTTGTTGGGCTTCTAGTAGTCTTCGTTCTGCATCTGCTAAAACATTTTGTAGCCCCTCCATATCATCTCTTTCTATACCTTCTGTGTTCTCTGTTTCTGTTAAAGGTATGTCTCTCAGTTTTCTTTTAGGAAATTTTTTTCCAGGTTGTAAAGGTCCTATCTGCAAGGGGTCAAGTCTCCTAGGTATTTTGGTTTTACTTGTCTCATTCCCTATAAGTTTTGCCATTTGGTTTAGACTTAATTTTTTACCATCTACTGTGTAGATAGGAGCATCTCTACCATTCTCATCACTAAAAGGTTTACCATCAAATTGCACTTCGTACCCGTTCAAAGCCATCTCTGCTAGCAAACGCCCGAACCCTGCAATAGCAGATTGAAGATTACCGTCTACCCTGTCCCCAAATCGATTATTCATCTGCCTACCTACGTTAGTAAACTTGTTAGGGTCCATAGCAGTTGTTTGGCCTGTTTCTTTGTTTAAAATTTTAAATTGGGTCTGTCTACCTCTATTCTTTTTACCTTCTTTGTCTTGAGGAATTACCATCTCTACAGCACGTTTTATAAGATCAGGCGTAGCAGTCTCAGTACCTATGGCAGTTGAAACACCTGCCATGTTATATTTATAAATGACTACGCCATCGCCTTGTGTGCCAAAACCAAGGCCTTGGTTATCAAAGAGGTTTGTTTTATTTAAGTCTTGTGCAAGAGCTATATATCTTTTACCAGCAGAATCATTTATTTTATTTTCTAGTACAAGCCTGTTGAATTCAGAAACAAAAGCATCTGGCATAAGACCTATGATTTCGTTGTATATTGCATCTCCCTCTTGTACACGTTTCTCCCATGCTGTAGTTACTTCACCCTTTTCATTAAACTGAACAGGGGGTAGATATGGCTTACCTGTCAGAGTACTACCAAACGGGTTTTCTAAAGACCCTTGTTGTCTTGCTCGTTTTAAGATTTTACCTTTTGGAGTTATGTCTGGGACTATCTGTGGTTCGTTTTGCGTATCTTGTGCAAACAGTTGTTCTTGTGTTGTTTCAAACCTAGTAAATTCATCTTGTATAATATTGCCTGCTTCATCCCTTTCAGTTAGTTGTTCTTCTGCTTCTGCTTGTTGTTGTTCTTCTTTTATCTGCTGTAGCGCTGTGTCTTTATTTGCTTCTTTTTCTTCTTTGCCAAAAGGAAGCTCCATTTGCATTTCTTCGGTTTGTTCCTGCACTGGAAAGTTATTAGTTCTCTCCTCATTAAATTCTTCTAGGGTTTGAACTACGATGTTTCTACCATTAGTACCATCAGGCCCGCCTATGTAATTTTGAGCTGCAGTTATGGCAGACTGTTCTTCATCTCCCATTTTTACTTCGTACCTTTGTAAGATTTCATTGTTCCTACCTCGCACAGATACTACAACTCTTGGGCCACCTCCCTCTGAAGGTGGTTTTTTACCATAGATATCTAAGAAGTTTAATAACCTTTGTCTGTTCAAAGCGCCCGCACTCATAGTGTTTACGAACCTTTGATTGAGTTCTTCATTAAACGTAAAGAAAGTACCAACCCCTGGTATCATAGTTTTTTCTAAGTTAGGTATTTTGTCTATTCTATTTGCAATAGGAGCATAAGCTGCATTGTTTTGTGCATCTAGCCACACATAATCTCTACCTATATTAGGGTCTTGTAAATCTGCAAACTGTGCACTTAAATCATTTTGGGTTTCTAAAATAGGATTTATCTCTTTACCTTTTGTTTTTTGGTAAAGGTCAAACATTCTCTTTTCATATCCTATTTCTGCTAGCTCTCGCATTTTTCCAATAACTGCAGTAGAAGTACCTGTTGCTGTACCAATACCCATACCACCTATTGTCCCCATATACAAAGCTTGAAGTCTATCTAAGTTAGCTTGCGTTTTTGTGTAGTCCCTATCGATTTGTAGTTTTTGTTGCACGGACAATTCTTCTTGTAGTCCTTCTGCTACCCCTTCTGACACACCAGTCAATACCCCCGCTCCAAGTCCTCTAGATATAACATCTAACGCATTATTTCTAGGCGCATCTATTACAGCTCTTTCATTAATTAATTTTTTAGCGGCCTTACTCTTTACGTTGTTTACAATCGCTTTATAGATAAGCGCTTCACTACCAACTCCTATGGCACCAAAAACTACACCTTGTTGTTGGGCTCTAAAAGCTGTTATTGGATCTGTCATATCTTGTTCAGCAAAATCTCCAAAAGCAATACCAGCACCAATTGGTTGTTCTTGCGCAAAAGCACCTGCCACTGCACCCCTAGTTGCATATTTATTTCTAAGTTGGCCACGTAAATAAGGATAAAGAAGGTTAATTACTTTCTCTTCATCAGGCGTCATAGTGATTGCAGTTTTTTTACCTTGTTTTTTAAGGACATCTATAGTTACTTTCTTTTTAAGTATGTCCTCTACTTCACTTTGCACAAACTTTTTTGAGGCTAAGCTAGCGGGTATAGTAGTAAGTCCCGTGCTACCTGCAGCTGCAAACAGTCTGCTCGAGCCCGTAAGGTAACTCAAGCTAGCCCCCACGCCTGCTCCTGTTAAGGCCGCAACAATACTTGTTATTGCAGTAGGAGCAAATTGTCCTGTTGCTTCTATAGCACTGTCAATAAACCCCTCAAATGTAGGAGCTTCTATAAACTCTTCAAAAGGTTGACTGTCTAAAAGATAATAAGCACCTTGTTCTTGTTCCTCTCTAGCACGTCTTAAGGATTCATTCATCCTTTCTTTGTTGCCAGTTAGAGAAGCAATAGATGCATCAAAGTTTTGGAAAGAACTTACAAGGGTAGACTGTCCTGTTTTAAAAGAAGCACGGAAACGTTCAATACCAGAAGTCAGATCATCTACCTCTACACGATCTTCTGCTCCTATTACTCTATCAGATTGGCTACCTACAAAGCCATCTAGGTCTTTAAGATTGTTAGCCCTTATGTCCCTTTCAGACTGGCTCCCTATAAAGTCTTTTGTTATTGCCATACATTACGGTCCAGTGCCTGACCCTTTATTCTTATTGATAACTTTTATATTTTGTTTAGGTAAGTTTGCATAAAAACTCATTTGGTATGCAGAGTCCATATTACCAAACTCGTTAACAAATTCTTGGTCTTCAATTACTGCACTGCTTCTTGCCTTACTGCCTGGTTGTCTTACTATAAAACGTACAGGATCGTAGCTACCGTCTTCTTTTTGATTTACTTCTACTTGTATGTAACTAAAAATCTCATCTTCAGGTTCTACAAAAGGATTTCTGCCTGCAAATATATTTCTAATAGTTTCTAAAAGATTGGTATTACTATATTTATTAACTAAAGCTTTTATTACTTGATTGGTTTGAGCTTTTTCTAAGTCCTCAGCTTTCTTTAAATTATTTTCAAGTACAGCTCTTTGAGTTGCATTTAACTGTTGCAATGCAGGATTTCTTAACAACCTTTCTCTTGCCACATTACGAGGTCCACTAGGGGTCATAATGTATTGTGGAAATAAAATAGAACCTTTACCCCCTGCAAACCTCTGACGTTGTAATAACATCTGATTTTCTAAATCATCAAAACTACTAGAATCAGAGTTAAAGAGATCACTAATTTCTTTTATAAAACCACTGGTATCAATTTCTCCTAAATAAGCAGCTTCAAAATCTTCTAGGTTAGCGGTTTGTAGGCTAGTTGCTATAGACCTTCGTTCCTTAGCAATGTCAAACCCTAATCTGTCTGAACTAGTCAAAGCGTTTAAAGTATTAGCAAAAAGAGTAGCTTGTGTTTCTTTAGGTGCACCTGACCTTTCAGCTATAAGAGCGGCCAACGTTTGGTTTACATTTAAGTCACCTTGCGGGTTAACTCGTTTTTTAATTTCTTCTAGGTTAGTGGTAAAACTTTGAGCATCTGTTACACCAAGAGTAGCAAATGCATCTTCTAATTTTTGTGCGACGTTTTGAGCACCTCGACTTGTAGCTACCTGAATAAATTTATCATAGTTGTCTTGGTTCTGAAAGAATGCAACTGCTTCTTCTACGTTTTTAAAAGTAGGGATGTCAATAGTTCCTATTTCTTCTGAGGTTGATGCAGTTTCTTGTTGCATGCCTGCATCTTCCATCTCATCAAGTTCACCTTGTACCATACCCGCTGCTACGTTACCGCCTACACCGACACCAACCGCACCTGTTGTGCCAGCCCTAACTGGTGAAAATTCTCTTACTACGTTTCCAGCAGCATCTTTAACTTCTTCAGTTACAACTCTTGGGTTTTGTCCAGTTCCTTTTCCTTTACCAAAATCTACCAGTTTCTCACTAGTTGTCCTTTTCTTCAGGTCTTGTTCACCAGCTCTGACAATGTTTTGACCTTGTGGAGAATCTACATCAAATTTTTTGCCACTTTTCGCCACGGCTTGTTGCTGTGTTTTAGGTTTAGTAACTAGTTTTTTAGACCAGTCTAAAAGTTTTGTACCTATCTTAGCTCTAGACAACATACCAGCAGTTAAAGATAAACCCCTTATAGCGCCGTACCCTACAGCGCCCACTCCAGGGATAACTAATAAACCTGTACTTAACAAAGATACTTTTTCAGCAGTGTTCATATTATTCCAAGCTTCTACTAAACCATTTTTATCTTCTTCACTTACCTCTGCACCATCTACCATAGCAATAGCCGCCATAGCTTCAGCTTGTTTAGACCCTGGTTCTGGTGGCCCTGCCTGGTCTGGTAACAGTTCTGCTATTTCAGGTCTGATTTCTGTTAAAGCTACAGGAGGTATTCTGTCATCTATTTGTTTAGATTTTTCTTCATCCTGTTGTTCTGCAATAAGAGATATAATGCCTTCATTAAATTGGTTGAGAACTTCAGGATCATCTATTAGACCTTGTTCATTAGCTTCTTTTATACCCATAGCTATTTCTTCGTAGACATCATCAGCCATAGCATTAGCGTCTTCCCTTGCATTGCTTAAGTACCCAGGTTTTTGATTAGAATTTATATACTTAGTATTAAGAGCTAGTTTAGCTAACTCATTAAAGTCTGACATGCTGTATTGTGCTATTTCATCATCATCTGCATCTAATGACTTAAGAGTCTTAGGAGCTGTTTCTCCTTTATAGTTTTCTCCTACTAAAAATACAGTATTGTCAGTTTGGTTGTATATAACTCTATTAGGTTTAAAGTCTTCAACTGTTCCACCTACGGTTAGTGTTTTAGTCAATAAAGGAAAGTCACCAAACAAAGCTTCTATATATTCGTTATATTTAGGAGTAAACTGGTTGCCCTCTTTACCTACTGATAAAAGATTTTCACCAAAACTTAAATCGTCTGTCTCTAATGGTTTGTAGTTTTCCCCAAGCAACCCATCTGCCCTCATATCTACTATTAAGTTATCATTAAGGTTTCTTATTATAGAATCGCCTTGTAGTTTAACTTCGTTTTGTCTTGCTAACCGTTCTTGTTGAACTTTTTCTGGGATAATAGCATCTTGAAGGGCCTTACCTATGCCAAGAGGTATTTTGTATAGAAGGCCACTTGCTTGGTAATCTTCTTCTGCTAAATATTTATTAGACATTAGGTACCTCCGCCTCCGCCTGCTGATTTAAAGCCTGACATTACGCCTTGTATTAAAGCTCCGCCTAGCCCAAATAAATTTTGTCTGTATTGAGCTTTAGCATTTCTATATGCATTTTCTCTCTGCACCTGAGCAAGCCCTGACTGTGCCAACATGCCAGTAGCGGCAGCTTTTTGTCTGTTAAAAGAAGCCAACAATTGTGCTCTTAGTGCTTGATTAACCTCTCTTTGGTTTCTTCTTGCTAGGTTTATAACATTAGCTGTAGCTAACTTACTACCTCTTTGTTGCGCCCTTTCCATTTCTCGTCTCTGTGCAGGGCTTAGATTACCCCCACCATATCTTTCTAAGTTACGTGCAGCTATCTGTCTTTGTTTTTCTATTTCTTTAGGGGCTATTTCTCTAGCTCTATCAATAATAGAGGTATCATTCATGGCTTTATCTAAAAGGGCATTTTGAAAAGGAGCATCTTCGTTCATAAAACGCTCATAATCAGAACGCATAAAAGCTTCTAAATTTCCGCTTGGGTCGTATCCGGGATCTAATGCCATATCTTAACTATCCTTACTTATTTGATATCCTGTGAATTCTAAAGCTGGTTTGAATAAGGCCATAGGCGCTGTGTCACGTTTTAGTTGAGCGGATGCCTCACTCAATAAATCATTAGTAGCTAATTTGGTGCTAGCCATTGTGCCTTTCGTAAGAGTATCAAACTCTCCCATTTGTCCTTTTAGGGCCATTAAATTAGCATCCCTGCTTTTTATCTCTCCTTTGGTACCACTTGTTGACATGTTTGCTAGCTTGCCAATCATCAGGTCTGCTGAGTTATTAACATTCGAAGTCCTACTTAATATGTTACCTACACCGATACCAGTTTGTATACCGAACCCCACAGGCCCTGGGATAGTTTTTGCTATCTTCATTGCGTCAAAGTTACCTATTCCTTCTCCCTCAGCAACAAAATTTTGATCTGCGTAATCCCGTATCTTACCTATAACAGACCTAATTTGTGGGTTAAGTTTATCAAGTAGTTCATTAGCGAACTGTGTCTGGAATTTTTCTATAGACGTAGCTCTATACCTATCTTTTTTAGGTTTCCCTGCTATTTGTCTTAACTTACCTGCCATTAAACTTTTCTCCTAAATATTCTTGTATCTAACTCCCAACCTTCCTTTGTAAAGTAGGGCTCTAACTCTTTAATTTTAGTATGAGCGCCTATGTAACTGCAACCAATACTTTTAGCAAGTTGGTCAAACCAGTCTCGTTTTTCAACCCACATATGGTTACCTTTTTCATAAAGATAACCAAGCCATACAAACAAAGTTCGTTCTTTTGTAAACTCATCTACTTCTACTGTGAGTATTACAAACCCAAAACTCGCTTTGTATAAAAATGCTTGTTCTGTCACACAAGCAGCATAGATATCTTCTGGTCTATAACTTAAAGTTCTATCCTTAAGTACTTCCTCTATGCCTGGTTTAACTTCTTCCCAACAAGTGCGTATGTCAGTAGGGACTAAATCCTCAATAGTCGATTTCTTGTCCGTACTTTCTACCACGCCTTCTTCTTGGCATACCGAGTCCTTTATATTTAACTGTTCTTTTAACTCCAAGGTCTCCTCCTCTAGCCCTAAGTTCAGCTTGTTGTATTTCAACGTTAAACTGAAATAAGTATTCTTGTGCCGCTCCTACGTCTGTCCATTCTCGTTTAGGCATACGTAGTAGTCTATATAATGTTCCATAGATTAAAGCGTCTCTATAAGTGTTTGATACCACTGTATCTATATTGTTAGAAGTTCTACTAGGTTTTAAGGCCACGCCCATTATTAGTTCTTTCGAAGTGCTAGGCACTGGTACTAGCCAAAACGTTGTGGGTGTCTTCTGTAGATACACGTGTGGGTTGCCAGTTCTATCCCTCCAATCTGGGTAGTTTAACTCTAAACTACGTGGACTTATGGGATCCATGTCTTTGCCATCATACGTAGCATGCAAAATTTGGTGCACTTCTGTACCAGAAGGTATATCAAAGTCATACTCAAAAACACCTGGTATGGTGCTAACTGGGTCAATATCTAAGGTAAAAGCTTTTGAACGTTCACAAAATTCTATAGTGGCAGAACGAAGTTGTTGTTCTACCAAGCTATCTGGACAAAAAGGCACATATGGCAAAACTTCTTTTACTAAAGAAGAGTAACTTGCCATCTTATCCTCCTTGTTGCGGTGCCTGCATTACTGGAGGCATAGCACCTATATTGCTTGTTCTATCGTTATTTGGACTTATAAGTTCTTGGGCTTGCATACCTTGTCCTATACAATTTAAAAATAATTGATAGTGAAGTTGAGCTCTTTGCCCATTTCCTGCGTACTCAGAATCTTTTTGGTAAGCTCTAAACAATACATAATCTACAATAGCATTTGCATATATGTCATCTACAGAAATAGTAGCTGACGTACTTCCTAAGTCAGTTGGTGAATTAGAAAAAACAATCTCTACAAATGCATTTTGACCACTTGCTACCCCAGGGTAAACATAAAAGTTTCTTGGGTCATCTTCATCAAATATATAATGTTTAATAATTGACCCGTGCGCTGCATCTCCACTAACAGTTGGATCATTCCAATCTGGTTCTTGTGTGTTTAAGATATCAGCGTTTACTATTCTAATAGCTCTTTTACCTGTCGCACCGCCAGATGCATCAGACATATTTCTAGTCACTTTTATTAAACGCAATCCACCTGATGGTAAAGATTGTTTTGTACCTGTAACTAGCTGTACGTTAGAAGTAGTAGCTGAAGATTCTGGTCTGTAGTTAACGATTTCTCTTTGTGAGTCATTTATATACCTAAGTAATTCCGCTTCTGGCCATCTGACACTGGTGGTGTCTTGTAGAATGTCTTTTACTCTGGCTAATAAATTTGCTCCTGTTAGTGTCCCTGCCATAATTTATTACTCCGCTGCTTTTAGTTCTGCGATCAAGTCTGACTTTTTCTTACGTCTATCTAGTTCGATACCTAAGGTACGACCATATTCTTCTAGCTGTATTTTAGTCATAGAGTCTAAGTCGATAGCCTCTTCTGCTACCTCTTCTACGACTTCTTCTACAACTTCTTCTACAACAGGTTTTTCTACTGGAGCATCTTTCATCTCTGTACAACCTGCTTGTAAACATAATAGCCCTAAGTCATGTCCAACTTCTCTTGGTTCACCTGCTTTTAAATGTATAGTTGCTCCCCAGGTAGAAGCTACCGTTTTATCTTCGTCTGATACTATCCACATATTTTTCTCCTTAAAAATGGGTGGCTATTAGTAGCCACCCATAAAATATATCACAATTAGAATGCAACATCTAACGCAATAACACCGAAGTCCTCAACCTGACCTGTGTGATCAGAATGGTACTTAGGCTTCTTGAGTCCGAATATTTTCCCAATTGAAATACCGTTTTGGTTTCCATAGTCGAATGTGTCTTCAACTATATCTGGAACACCAATATCAGCCATTGCTAATGCTTGCGCACCTGCAAAGATACATCTTGAATAGTTGACATCAGCATTTGCACCACCTTTATAACCAGCAGCACCAGCATTTGATGATGTACCAGTTAAGGCATTGCTTGTATTGAACACGTGTCTGAACTCGTGAACCATGATGCCATCAACCATTAGACTTGATGAGCCAGAGAACAAGCTTGAGCCTGGTCCTCTAACGCCAGCTTGCCTTACGTTAGCAAGGAAATCTGAGTCAAGTTTAAGGTCAGCCATAACTTGCGGAGTTACGAAGAGATGGAATGTCTCATCGTTACCTGCGCCTCTTAGGCCTCTGATGTAGTTGTCTTTAGCATAAGCTTTTAGATCAACGATATTTTTGTAACTTAGTTTGTCGGCCGCTTCTAAAGCAGTAACATCGCCAGCTACGATACCATTAGTAGCATCTACTCTTCTATGTCTATTAGAAGTAGGTGCACTAACTTCACTCGCAAACTCTAAGTCGTTTAGGTTTTGCCCTGAGTTCATTGATGGTCTTAACGCACCATTGTTCTTAAGGTTATACCCAATACCACTTAAGGTAAGGAATGCTAATTGGTCCATTCTGTCAGCCATTGCGTATGCAAGTGCATCTCTTGAATGTTCCCTAAAGTTTACAACTGACTTTTGATCTGCAAGTCTTCCAGATAATCTGTTCGCAAATCTTAGTTGGTCAATTGTTACTGTAATGTCGAAAGCTCTTAATGCCTCTTCGTTTCCTTCAAGAGTGTTGTCTCCAACGATACCGTCACCAGTCATGTCAGCTAAAAGTGTTAATACAGCTCTAGCCCCTTTTTCTGATTGGGTAAGTTCAGATATTCTCTGAACCATTGCGTTAGAACCCGCACCAGCGAATTGGTTAACGAAGGACATATTTCTAGCGACACGCCAAAAATCACGAGACCAGATAGTAAGCTGTTCACTGGTCAACGCAGCAAAGTTTGTATTTGCCATGATAATGTCTCCATTAATTAAAATTAACCAGTCGACTTATTGGAGCGACTTTTATCCGTGTACCCTTTGTCGTTGGGGCAACGCTTTCGTTAGTTTTACGGGTACGAACCCGACCAATTTTACGCCCAGGTGGGCGAGAAACGACTTTTTACGGGGCCGAACCCGCGCTAGATATCGCTCTAGCCCGCGAACTTATTTAATTTATACCACACTTTATCCGAAATCGCCACGCATTCTCCTCAGAGTTTCTGCAGGTAGCGCGTCAAATTCTTCTACGGATAGTGTAGATACATCAATTTTTTTATCTGTTTTGTTTTTACCTTTCATAGCAGGAGGTTGTTTTTCTGCAGCTTTTATTTTCTTTTTAGTATTAGCTACTTTCTTTTTCTCCGCTACTTGTTGTTCTACAGGATCTGGCTCATTTATTGGAGCTGGCTCTATAACAGTCGGTAGTAACAAATCTACTGCTTTCTGTAATGCATCTGCACCAGCATATCCTTGTATGATGTAAGCATCTCTTAGGTCTAAAACTTCTTGAGTTTTAACTTCATCATACTTAGGACTGCTTTCGTTTAACACATCGTGTTGCTCTGCTATTTCTGCTGCTTTTTGTTGCAGGCGCATAGTCTCTGTGCTTTGTTGCACAGTTTGTCCCATTTGGTTTTGTACCTCAAACATCATTGTTTGTTTCTCAGCGGCCCGTATCTCTGCTCTTATCTTTGCAGCTTCATTGGGCTGACCGTTTAAGATCATGTCTTGGTACTCTAATTCTTTTCCTTCGAAATCAAATTCTGGTGCTTTTTCTATTTTTTCTACAGGGTTAGAAAGTTCTTCTACTTTTTTAGCTAAAGCTTTTTGTTTTGCTAGGACTTCATCAAACCTAGACTTAGGTATCATAGGTTCTTTTGGTTCTTCAGCTCTTTCCTGTACTGGTTCAGCAGGTTGTTGTGTATCTTCCCCATCGTCTCCCAATACTTCTTCTTCTCCTGAATCTTCTGTTTCTTCGTCTGCATCTTCAGATTCTTCCTCTTCAGTTTCCTCTTCAGATTCTTCTTCTGATTCTTCTTCAGTCTCTGGCTCGTCTTGTTCAACTTCAGTTTCCTCCTGTTCTTCAGTTTCTTCGAAGTTCATGTCAACTTTAAAGTCTTGACCTTGTTCTTCTTCTGGCAGGGCATCTGCTCCTGGCATAATTTCAAGAGCTTCCTCTTGGTTTTCGTTTACGTTTTCTTGTGCCATATTAATTACCTCCTGTTGGCTTCATGGCCGCAGCGGCCATCTTGGCGGCAGCTGCAGTATCAGTTTGACTCTTTCTCATGTCGTTGGTTAGTTGTGATAACCTCTCACGTAATTGGAGTTCTTCCTGTTTAGTTTGAATTTTACTTTGTAATTCAGCAACCTTCAACTGTGGTTCAGATGCAGTAGCTTGTGTTTTTGCTTGGTTAAGTTGTGCTTCTGTCTGTAGTCTTGTGACCTCAGCTTCTAGTTTAGCAATCTCAAGCTGCGTGCTTCTGATCTGTGATTCCATTTGGAATTGTTGTAATTGTACCTGTTCTTCAGATGGTGGGGCAGTACCTTGCATCTGTCTAATTCTTTCTGCAATATCTGCTTTACGTGAAAGGTGTGAGTATTCAACAATCAAGTCATCTGGTATTGGTACACCTGCACTTCTAAGTTCAATAGCTTCAGCAAACTGCATTTCATCAAAGTTGTCTCTAGCAGGAGCAGTACCAACAATTACATCATAGTCACCTAAAGTTAAGTCATTAATGATCTCACCTGCTGGTGTCATTTGGTTAACTCTTAGTTTCTTTCTTGGTTTATACGGATCAGACTCATCAGTTATTTGTATTACTCTTTCTTCTGTGTAGTAAGTCTGAATCATTTGTAGTATTTTTTCTGCTAGGTATTGTCTAGTTTTTGCTAAGTTATCTAATGGTACTTGTAGCATTAAAGAACCTCTGTTCTCTAAAGATTTGATAGCAACTCCAGATAACTCTGGGCTAGTTTGCCCTAACATAGCATCGCCTATACCACTAATTTGTTTTATATTCATGGCCGCTTTTTGGCCTATTCTGTCTAATCCTGTAGGTATTTGGTTAGCTTGTATCTTAGTAGGGGGTGTAGAGCCACGATTAAACTCTAAGACTAAACCAGTTTCCGCACCATGTTCTTCTAAATCATCTGCTGTCATACCGGATAGAGACCCTGACTCTACAACCCAACCGCTGTTTGCAGTTGTATTTACTATGTGTAGTTCTTGTGAGGATATCTTGTTGAGTTGTTCTTGGGGTGATAACAAGTTTCGTACCATGCCAAAAGGTTTACCACGCCTAAAGTACGGAAAGTATGGAACAATTGTGAAGTGGTCATATGGTGAGAAGTCATCAAACAGTACTACACTGTCTGCTGTCACCGTCCAACGGACGCGTCGCATCTTCTTGGTCACCATTTCTAATGCATATTGGTCTGCGAACTCTTCTCTTTTTTTCTTATTCCAATGGTTTGGCACTTTTCTTTTGTCGCCAGTAACAGGATCAACATAATAAGTGCAATCATCTAGCCTGTAGTATTGTCTTTCTATTACCCTAATTGATCTGAGCATTCGTGCATTTTCTGGATCCCCTGGATATTGCTGTCCATAGTTATACTCATCAGTATCTCCATATCTTTCTTCTTCAAACTCCATAGAGTCTGCGCCCAGGGTAGTACCAGTTTCTGCCAACATTCTTAGTTTGTCTGCTTGTTGTTGGCCATATGTTTCTTCTATCTCATCTATACTCATCCACTTGGTTTCGAATATTTCATTCCAAGTTCTTGGGTCATACTGTTTAGCATCTGGGTCTATAAGAATGTCTAATGGGTCTTTTGCTTCTACTGTTATCTCACCCTGTATGTGTTCAGTAAAATCAACTCTTACATCAAAGTAACCACGGTCTTGAATTAAGCCATCTGAAAAAACTTGTTGCTCTACCCAATCTAGTTTGTTGTAGTCTGCTATGTAAGCATATACCTGAGTTAAAACATCAGCTATTTCTTGGTCACCACCACCTCTAGGTTTAAATTGTATGTCTGCTTTCTTTGAACTTTGTTCTGCTAGAACAGCATTTATGGTTGGTAAAATAGTATTTATGGTCAGAGCAGGTCGTCCTTGGTCATCGAGTTCTTGCATATCGTACTCATCCCACTGCTCGCCACGATAGAAGGCATCACATTTTTTTGCCATCTGTACATACTGGTCATGGCCATGGTCTCTAGCTCTAACATAAGAATCAAATTGACTCTTTGCTAGCGCTAACTCTTCAGCTTCTTTTACCGTTTGTTTTTTCTTTTTGCTTTCATATGCCATGTTATGCACTCATCGCCGATTTTTTCTTCGGCCCTTTTGCTATATATCTTAACCTATCTCGCCACGAAGGTATATGTTCTGGCGCCTCATAAAAAGTTGCGTACTCCATTATCATAAGCCCAACCCAAGCTAACGCATCAACTTGGTCATCGTGAACCCCATTTGGAAACCTTAACAATTCTGCGATCATAGTTCCAGTCCAGGCCGCGTCTCTAGGAAAGTATACCTTACCTTGTTGCATTCTACCCTGAATTGCTCTTGCTCTTAGTTCTTTGTCTCGTCTTCCTACTTTTAAATCTTTAAAGTATGCAGAACTTAGCTGTCGCTCTGCCACACGTTTCTCTAAGAAAGGACCAATCGCCATTTCTATATGTCCACGCTCAATGCCTACTATACCGGGTCGCCACTGTTCATAGAAGTCTAATATTTTTTCTACTAATTCGTACCCGTCGTATTTTCCCCGGATCAAATCTACCACGAACATATTATCGTACTCATCTATCCCAACTGTGATACCAACAGAAAAGTCGTTCCTGTCTCGTTGTCCTATAGCCAAGTCCCAGGCCGCATAATATTTTAATCTGTCATACTCGATTTCATCAGGGTCATAATATTGAATCATGTCGCGCGTGAAGTAATCACCTTCATCTGACACGGGGTTTTGTTGGTAAAGTGCAGTCCAGTCTCGAGGGCCTATCGCACGTTGTATTTGGCCTAGAGATTCTAAGTTGTAACGCTCTGGGTGCAAAGGTTCTCCCTGTGATCTAAACTCTTCGTCTTCTTCTGCTATAGCTGGATATTTAACTACCTCCCACTCGTCTGCCCCTTCTTCTGCTTGTTGTAGCAACCTTCCTGCTAAATCGTCGTCGTGCCACCTAGTTAAAATGACTAAGATCCCACCACCAGGGGCTAAACGTGTATAAGCTGTAGAAGTGTACCAATCCCAGTTCGCTTCTCTATTGTTCTCTGATTCTGCATCTTCCCTGTTCTTAATCGGGTCATCGATTAGCAACACGTGCGCACCTTTACCTGTGATACCACCGCCAACACCAGCGGCCACGTACCCACCACCCTGGCTCGTTTGCCACGATTCTACAGACTGCGAATCTTTGTCCAGTCTTGTTTTTTCAAATATTGTCTTATAACTAGGTTCTCTTAGTACTTGTCTAACCTTTCTAGAAAAGTTCATAGCCAAAGAACCAGAATATGAACAACTTATAAACTCATGTCCAGGGTTTCTGCCCAAGTGCCAAGCAGGGAAAGCTACACTAGCCAAGGTGCTTTTACCATGCCTAGGAGGCATAAATAGCATCAATCTTGGGGATTTTTGATCAGCAACGTCCTGGCTAAACTGTTCTAGCCTATTACAGATGTCTTTATGCACCCAACCTGCTTGGTAATCAGGATTAAACTTCTCTACAAAGGGTAACATGCGCTTTCGTGCCAGTATTCTTAACGCTAGCTCCTGTTCTGCACGTATCTTAGCCTTATCAGGCTTTTTCTCATGTTTTTCAGGCGCGGGCAACTGCTCAGACTCATCCGCTGCACAATACACGCAAAGTCCTTTGGGTAAAACGAGATTATCTGCTAAAAGCTTCTTGCACTTATAGCATTCTATTTTAATTTGTTCTGTCACTTATTTTTTCTTTTTCTTCATAGTCGACTTCTTAGCTTTTTTAGCTTTTTTCTTCGCCGGCTTTTTAGAATATGATCCTGCACCGTATCCCATATCTTCCTCCTTTTCCCAAAACGTTGGTATTTGTTTACCTGCTTTACGTTCAGACACTAAATGTGCTGACATATAAGCAAAAAACCCCATAACTATAAGAATAAACAGCCCTAGAGCGGGCTCTGTCCAGTCTGGCCAAGATGTAAATGCTCCAAAACTATAGTCCATTTAGCACTTCCATCTTCTTCTGGCCTGTCTTAGCCTTGAATTAGGGTTTTTAGCCGCTTTTGGGAACTTTTTCATCTGTCCTGCACTTCTAGCACAGTAAGATTTACGTCTTTTGGCCGCTTTTGAGCCTTTTTTGACTTTTCCTGTGACGGCTGTCTTTAATTTTGACCCTGGGTTCTTTCTTCTGTAGGCCGCTACGCCTGCTCTAGTCATTCCAGCGCCTTTTTTCGTTGGCCTAAAGTTCTTTTTGTTCCTTTTAGGCATTTTATCTCTTTTTCTTGGCACGAGTCCTCCTTTTTACTGCAGGCTTCCTTTTCCTGACTATAGTTTTTACGTTACGTGGCTTCCCGCCTGGATTCCCCGCTGCTCGTTTTCTTCTAACGGCGCTTTTTCTTTGTGCGGCGGTCATGGATCTCGCTTTTGACCGAGGCACACACTTTGGATATTTACGTTTTCCTTTCTTTGTAGCTGATTTTCTACCGCACGGTTGATATTTGCCCTTCTTCTTTGGTGCTCCAATATCTACCCAATCTCCTTTTGGCCCCTTTCCGAACCAAGCAGTGAGACCGCCAGTAGGTTTAGCCATTACCTATATCCGCCGCCACGCTTTTTATAAGTTCTTACTAGCCACCCATTGGCATATGCACTTGGGTAGACCTTAAACTTTCGTTTAGCTTCGGCTTTTACTCTAGCATATAGAGTTGGATTAGTTGGCTTTGCGCCTTTTTTCTTTTTAGTAGTTTTGCTTTTTGCTTTTCTTGGCATTTTTTCCTCCTGAATACCCTTTATTTTTTCTGCCTTTTTTCATAGACATCTTTTTTGGTTTTTGATTTATGCAATGCATTACTTTCTCCCTTTCTTTTTGCCTTTTTTACGGGCCATAATTATATCTGCAAAAGTAATTTTCCCGTCTTTGTTCATATCAGGAAACTTACCCTTGATTTTTTTCTTCTTCATCTTCTTTTTAGTGGCTCTCGCCTGCTGATGATATTTACTAGTCATTTGTTCCTCCCTTAGGTTTTAAATACTCTGTATCTACTCCTGCTAGTTTTAGTAATTCAGAGTCTGGTAGTTTTTCTAATTGCTGAACTGTATCAACATTTATATTAACCTGTGTTGCCTGGTCAGGAGCAAATAGACCGTGGAGCTTGCATAACGAATCGACGACATTTTTTTCTTCAGTCGCGTTAGCTGATTTACGGTGCGCTTCTAAATACATAGAGGTCGCTGTGTTTTTGTCGAACTTTACTTCTTCACGGAACTCGTTTCGTAGATATTCGACTGCTTGTTGGATCTTAGGTTTTTGAAAAACAGAGTACACAGTATCTTGGTTCCTGTACCCCGCTGCACGGCCCGCTGCCGCTTTGCTCATGCCTCTTATATAAAACAAAATCAACCTCTCTTCTTGGACAGAGAGCTCTGATAATTTTACGCCCGCATATGGAAAATGAGATTGAAGCTCATGTCTGTCTTCATCGGTTACTTCGATTGCTTGAGATTCTACTAAACTCATATGCTAAAAATACCACATGTGTGGATAACTTGTAAATTTTTTGTGGGAAAATTTTTTTTGAAAAATATACTCTATATCGCTCACGCATTGGTTACTACTATCACCAGACACCACTCCTCCCTCCTTTTTCCAAAGTCAAAAGCCGGTCGTCGTTCTCTTCATTGGAACCTTGTATTGAAAAAAGCTACGTCCATCAGAGATGTACGAGCTAGTGTGTATTCAAGTGTTATTAACTAAATTCATTGGAGGTAAATATGAATATAATGACAAAACTATTAACTGGCATCGGATCAGTTACAGCGTCCATTCACAATGGCGTCGATACTATATCAACATCGTCTATCAAAGACAGCGTTGGTTCACTCAAAGCTACTACTGTTAAGTATGGTTCCGCCATTGCTCAGGGGTACGCTTCCACTCGTAAGCCTAAGCAAGGCAAACTTCCACTGGCTCAGAAGTCATGAGCGAGTACACACTCCACCTACCAGACTCTGTCATAGAGTTTCTCTTCTCTTCCTAACTACCGGGGGCGTCCAGCCCCCTTCTTTTTTATTCAAACTACTATCATCAATGTGCATCGTCGGGTTGCGACGTGCACATTTGTGGTTCCATCGGTTCCACGGAAGTGTGCCGTTGGCACCCGTGTCCATGGAACCGCGTTTAGCGTTGTAGCCGTGCGGGTTGCGTGCGTGCTACTGAGGTGTTGGTTCCGTTGTTCCACGAGGAACTTGGCAGTACATCAACTCGGACCCTGGTTCGTTGTTGAATGTTCGTTGTCCGAAGTTCTATTCTACGTGGAACCAGTGGAACCAGACCTCTGACCCCGCACAGTTGTAACGCTAATCGTGTTCCACTTGTCGTGGAACCATGTGGAACATGTGGAACATTTAGCACGCCGACCACAGGTCGTCGAGCTAGTGTGTGTGGAGGTGTAATTAATTATATGGAGTATATATTATGTTGAAAATGATTATTGCTGGTGGTCGTGATTTTAATGATTATGGGCTACTGCTTGACTACATGAATCTTCTTGAGCCTGATCTTGCGTTCTTTAATGGCGCTGAACAAACAGGCCTAGAGATTGTATCTGGCGCCTGCCGTGGGGCAGACGCGCTTGGTGAGCGCTTCGCCAGAGAGTTTGATTTGCAAATCACTCAGTTTCCAGCTGATTGGGCAGCTTATGGCAAATCAGCCGGCCCTCGTCGTAATCGTCTTATGGCAGATTACGCCGATGTGTTGGTGGCCTTCTGGGATGGTAAATCCCGAGGCACCAAGCACATGATTGATACTGCGCGTAATGCAGGGCTTGAAGTTCATGTATTTGAATATTAATCGGCGCTCGGCTCGGCCCTGGGCCGTCGCCTCGCTGGCCATAGCCATTGCAAATGGCTATGGCTAGTGTGTCTTGAAATGTTAAATAGGTTATGGGTGAGACTGATTCTCCTTGAGTTGATCCCTACTATTGATAGAGGAGTGCGGTATGTGTTGACAAAATCCTCGAGCATATCGTAAGTGGTACGGCGTCTACTAGCGGAGTAGATAAACTGGCAGGCTAAAGAATATCGCGTCGTTCTGCTGAGGTTGACTTCCCCTGGTTGGGAGGAAAAAGCGTTCTTGTCGCTAAGCCAGAGGAATACGGCAAGTATATTGGCAGAGGCGGACTGCTCCTGTTGGATGTCCGAGAAGCTACTGTCCTATGTTGGCCATGTCCATTGCAAATGTACATGGCTAGCATGAACTTAAATGAAAGAGATGAATGGTTTGTCTCTTGTTAATTATACCTAGGAGGTAATTATGAGTAACGTTAAATATAAAGCTAGAGTTGAAAGAGGTAACTTTGTGAACCCGCAAACTGGCAAAGAGCAAGCAAGACTGGCTACTGTCGGTTCTGGCGTATCGCATGCCAAGGGTTTGAACTTCTATCCTGACTTTGATATCAAAGCTGGTGAGAAGGTAATCTTCTTCGTTCAGGAAGATACTCCAGCTACGCCAGCTAGCTAAAAGTTGGCACGTTATCCTGCGGACGTAGCAAAGCGCAGGGCGTTGATTACGGAACATCCATGGGGGGAATGAGAAAGCCCCCCAACTTTTAACTAGGAGTACCAATGATGATTGAATTATTTATATTTATAGCTGGCCTCTTGCTCGGCATGGGAATCAGCTACGGTAAATGTGTAGAAGAAATGCTTACATGGGATAAGTATGACTTCCTAGCATGGAAAGAAGAAACTTTAACTAGCATAAAGGAGTTTAAAAATGGAAGATAAAGTTATTGCAATCGGCCCAGCAGAGGTGATGTCAACACCAGCTGGGTATTACATAGGAGCTTGGTGCTCCGTCCAGTATACATGGGAAGATGGCGAAACCTATGTAGGTAAAGAGCCCTGGGCTCGATACACAGACTATATGTCTGAAGCTGAGGCAGTAGAACGCCTCAAAACCTGGGGCGACGGCTAACCGTCGCGCCCAGCCATCGGCTGATGAGTTAGTAGACGCGTGCGTCAAAAACTCATCAGCCTCCAGCCACCCGGTGAAGTCGTAGGGGATGATGTAGAGTCGATTGGCGTCCTTCCGCTTTTAGTTAGTAAAATCTTCACATATAACTAACTGGAGTAAATTGCTATTAGGGGAATCAGTGCATTGGTTCCCCTTTTTTTATATACAAGAAACAATATGGTCGACGCCGTTGGCGTCGGCTCTTTATGTGTTGGTGGTTGCAGGTGTGCTCCTGCAGGTGTGCTTCGCGTGTATCGCAGCTCACGGGCGTTGCCGCATAGGGTTGGCCTATGCTAAACACGGTTAACCGTGTTTGCAGCGCCCCTCCCGCTGCCAGATACACGCTCAGACTTTTTCCATTACAAATGTAAAAAGTTAGTGTGTGTGTATGTGTTTCTAATCTAATTTACAAGGAGGTAAGTATGTTAGAAGAAGTGAGTGTACCCCATGAGGTACTACAAAAAGCTGAAGTGAGCGAAACTCGTTCGCGAGCTGAATATGATGATCTGTGTGAGTATCAAAAGATACTTACATGTTTAACTAATGCCAAAGGAGGTAATTATGGCGAATGCAAATCACTTTGACCCTGCTGATCAGGAGATCGGCCCAGAGTTGGTCAATGAGCTAAAGACTGATGAGTCTATGTACACACCAGATACTAATGGTGACCCAGTAGGCTCCGAGGAGAGAGCAAAACAAGAACCCAGGAAGCTACCTGATTTCTATTTTGCAAAGTATGCTCTTGATGCAGATGGCGCACCAGCGTTTCAGCAATCAAGAGTTGACGGTATCATGAAGGTATTCAATGCCAAGAAGGATACAGAAATGCAATTCAACAATGAAGATACAGAGTTGGCTGACAAAGAACGTGAGTACTTTGAGAAGCAAGTCAAGACTGTCGCTGATGGTTTCATGCCATTGCTAGAGGTTGACCCACAATCTACAGGTATCAACTTGTTGCAACTTACTACTCGTACCTGGGCGGAGTTCTCTGCTATTGCGTATGAGTACAAGGAAGAGGCCGCTAAGGTTTCTGCAGAAGATGAGCTACCAACGTGGCTGATCGAGCGTGAAGACAAGATGTTTGGTCTTGGTCGTAAGGCTCGTATGTTATCTGCAGTTATCCAGACCATCGGCACTGAGTTTGGTCTAGCTGATCTGTCTTTGAATACTATGCGTGTTCAGACAGAAGTCGTCAGACGACAGCAAAGACTGGCCGAGTGGAATTACAAGCAACATGCTGACTGTTCAGTCCATGTGGCTAATACACTCAACAGGCAGACAACTGAGCATACAAAAGGTATGTTTGATGCTGCTTAACCAAACGGGGGCTTCGGCCCCCATTATCTATACCAAAGGAGGTAAATCATGGGATTAGATGCAAATGCAGGGTTTTTACACCCTAAGAAAGAACAACCAGAAAACGTGGTTGATATAAAAGATAATGTTGGAGACAGAATGGAGGCACCATACTATTGGCGCAAGCATGCCAGACTTCAGCAGTTTATGATGGAGCTGTGGCACAGCAAGAAGGATGAAGAAACGCCGTTTGGTGTTATGGGTTCAGACTTCAACTGTGTGCCTCTCATGCTCACCAAAGAGGATGTGCTCAAGTTGCAAGAAGCTGTGCAAACAGACAGCTTGCCCTTCTGCCCAGATGGTTTCTTTTGGGGACATCAGTTCCAAGAAGACTCCATGCGTGAGTACAAAAAACAGGATCTCGAGTTCTGTGAGAAAGCACTCAAATGGATTGAAGAAGGTAAAGAAGTCTTCTACGAGTGTTCGTGGTAAATTAAATGTTGAAAAGTATAGGAGGTAATTATGCAATCAACTAGTCCAAGTAATCTGATGCGTCAGATTAAACGTAATATATCAACTGGCGATCCCACCATGGTGTGGGGTAGTCCAGGTATTGGTAAATCAGACATACCAAGACAAGTAGCCAAAGAGCTAGAGATTGGTATTCTAGATTTCCGTGCAAATCTATTCGACCCTGTAGATGTGCGTGGCATTCCGTATCTCTGTCAGAAAGAGAGCGGTGATCGCTACACATCATGGGCTGTGCCTGACGTCTTCCCAATCGTAGAGCGGGACGGCAGCCGTGGCATATTGTTTATTGATGAGTTTCCAACAGCACCGCCTGCAACGCAGAATGCGTTCTTGCAGTTGTTGCTTGACAAACAGATCGGTAATTATGAGTTACCGCCTGGTTGGGCAATCGTGGCCGCTGGTAACAGACTGACAGATTCTGCCGCTGTTTATCAGATGCCTGCACCTGTGAAGAACAGGTTTGCCCACTTTGAGCTAGAGCCTACGCTTGATGATTGGAAAGTATGGGCGTTCCAGAACGGTATCAACGAAGATGTGATTGCGTTTATTTCGTATCGCGCTAACTTGTTATCGTCTTTCGATCCTGATGCCTATGCATTTCCAACGCCTCGAGCGTGGGCAATGGTTAGTAGAATGTTGGCAACTAACCCAACTAAAGATGACCTGTTTCCAGCAGTCGCATCGTTGGTTGGCGAAGGTGCAGCTGGCGAGTTTGTGGCATACCACGAAATCAAAGCTGACTTGCCTGACATCGATAAGCTCATTGCTAATCCGCATACGTACAAGCGTGACAACAATCCTGCATTGTTGTATGCATTGGCTACAGCGTTGGCGTCTAGAGCGACCGATCAGAACCTAGCTAACGTGATGCAAGTTACAAATCAAATTGTAAAAGAGTATCAGGTTGTGGTTATGAAAGGTATTTATGCTAAAAACCCAGACTTCAGGTCTCACCCTGATGTTCGTGATTGGGTTGTTAAAAACAAAGACAAGGTTTTGTAAGGAGGTAATTATGAAAACTGTACGTCTATCGGGTTCAATGCTTGATGATATCAGAGATAACATCAGGAACGCACACGAGCGTGTGCACCCAGAGAAAAGCCTTCCAACTGAGGAAGGTTACGAAGTCCTTGAGCGTTACGGCGTTCTGGAAAAAATTGACAAGACTAAGACTCTGCTCCAAGACTTGTGGGAGGGCCAAGTGCCTTACGACATGGGTAAAGAGGTTGATCTTGACAATGTAGTAATCAAGTGCGAGCTTGCTACCAATACTGACAGCGAAGGAGAGACGCATTATGAAATGTCATCCTTCAATCTAAGTGGTGGTGGCTTGAGAATACCTGCTTTCGTTGTTGGTGATTCGTACTACAACAAGTCCCTAACTGTGCCTGTACCAAGTGACGATGCAACACTCGTCAAGTGTCAAGAAGCACAGATGGAGAATGAGATGAACGCCAAGAACAGGCGTAATCAAGTTGAACAGTTCAATACGCTGATTGATGAGCACAATATTACTACGCTAAATCAGTTACTTAAAGCTGCAAGCTGGCTCGAAGCATACATACCTGCTGACCGTTTGCAGAAGATGAACGAGAAAGACGATAGGGTCAAGCGTGTACAAGAGCAACGCGAGTTTGCTGATGACGCTATGGCTGATATTCGTGAAACTATGTTGGAAGACAAACTAACAGGAGATATATTCAATGAGTGATGAAAACTTTGTAAAAGCTAGAGCGCGACTGTTGCTCGACAATCCATTCTTTGGCACTTTGTGTCTGCGACTTAGCCCTAAAAAGTGGGAAGACCAGACTGGTGCCACAGATGGTAAGTCATTGTTCTACAATGAGAAGTGGTTCAACAGTCTTACGTTCTCACAACAAATAGGTTTCGTTGCTCATGAAGTAATGCATGTTGTATTGCTACACATCACACGTAGGAACAACAGACATCCAAAGAAATGGAATGTAGCTTGCGATTATGCCATCAACAACCACCTAGTAGCAGAAGGTTTTATTCTGCCTGACGGTGGTCTAGTTGATCCACAGTACAACGACATGACCGCTGAAGAAATCTATGACATTCTTCCCGAACCTCCCGGTGGATGGGACGCCATTGTCATGGATTCAGGCGGTTGTGGCGGTGTATTGGATCATCCAGGTAGCGATGGCACGAAAGGCAAACTAGATGCTTTGGAAACAGAACTGAAGGTTGCAGTCAATCAGGCCGCGGAAGCGGCCAAGATGGCAGGCAAGCTATCAGGTAGTCTGAAAGACCTGGTCGACGAGATCATAGAACCTAAGGTTTGTTGGAAAGCAGTCCTATCTAGGTTCATGCGTGGCGACAGCAAATCAGACTTTAGTTGGATCAAGCCCAACAGACGGTTCATTGCTGGTGGTATGTATCTACCTTCCTTGCACAGTCCTGGTCTCGAAGAGATTACAGTTGCTGTTGATACTTCTGGCTCAATCACTAATGATGTGCTAACACAGTTCACAGCAGAAACATCTAGTATTCTGCGAGAGCTGGCACCAGAGAAGATCAACTTCTTGCAGTGCGATTGGGAAGTTCAAGTAGACAATACCTACACACCAGATGACCTACCTTTGTCTGTCACGTATGAAGGGCGAGGCGGTACAGCCTTTGCTCCTGTGATGGACTATGTGAATGAGAAGTACCCATTTACAAAGGCGCTTGTGTATCTGACGGATCTAGAATCAGATGATTTTGGAGACAAACCTAACTATCCAGTGCTTTGGATATCTACAACAGAAAGAAAGGAGGTACCTTATGGAGAAGTTGTACAAATGTAAGCAACACATCAAAGAGTTTGGTGTGTCTGTGTTGACTGGCACAGCAGTGTTGTTTCTACTATTCGGTCTTGCAACTAGTATTCAGTACTCGTTGCTTCTGCTCGGTGTCGGGGTCGGCCTCGGGTGTATATTCTATCTAATATGGAGGTTATTATGACTGCAAACGTGGTAAGTGCACTAACGACTGCACTATGGATTCTAATTGAGCTTATACAATTTGGGTATATGGCTTATCTAATGTGGAGGAACAGAGATGTTACTGGTAGGAATTTTGTCCGCTCTAGGTCTGCTTTTGCTAGCGCTTAAAGCGGGTGGTAAAAAAGCTATTGGCCACGATATCTTTGTTGACGTCATTATTACTGTTACGCTGATGGTGTGTTTCTATGGCACCTTCAGCGGTATGACGGCAGCTATGGTTGGTGGTTTGACGGCATCGATTGTCTTGTTTATCATGAAGAAGACTATGGTGCACGAGAAGCTTGAGATAAGTAAAGATGCTAAGACTTTGTTTACAAAACCTTTCAAAGTATCTATCCCAACTGTTCGTGCTGAATGGCAAACCAAACAGCCGCAATGGCGTAAATAGGGGGTAATATGGAAGGTCTAACAATCATTCAAGACAAGCAGTGGGAATATGACACTGCTAAATCTTATGAATGCAACATGCAAAGCTGGATAGATGCTGTGTATTGGGAACGCAAGAAGTATAACGAACGTCAGCTAACCAATGATGAAGCTACTATGAAGTTTAAGGAAATGTATCCGAGGAGTGAATATGGGTAAATTAAAAAGTTTTATGTTTGACGTCGGCTACTTTGCTATCGACCATGGCATCCAAGCCGCTGTCGAAAAGTTTCATGTTGATGAAGAAGAAGTAAAAGCTTGTGTATTGTTTGCCTGTGCCTATGACGGTACCTGGGAACAGTACCAGGCTGAATCACACGATAACAGAATACTTCACTAAGACATGCCAAGGAGTGGCATTAGTATAGCCCAAGATTCGGTGTCCCGGCTTGGGCTATGCGTTTTTTAGGATACGTATACCCAGACTTCAATGTCGCCTAAACCACCACCTGATGGACCAACTTGTGCTTTCACATCAATTGTGTCATCTGAAGCGAATGTTATAGGAGCCATGTTAGCATCTGCGTGATCACTACCACCTGCTTGACCAATTGTTGAACCGTCAATAATACTGTCTGTTGCACCACCGTAACCAACATCAAGAACTAAAGCTGTGCCTGTATCTAGGTCACCAGTTTTAATTTTGACGTCATGTACAGTTTCACCTGCAAAAACATCTACCATTTCGATTACATCATTTAGTGCAATAGCAGTTGTAGCTGTAAATTTAGCATATCTAACACCAACCGCTCCACTTGGGAAAGGTTTGAATGATTGATTGCCATTTACCATATCTGATTTATAAGTTGCCATAATGCATCTCCATTTGTGTTATTACCCATTATTAGGTAATATCTATAGTCATAAAGACACTATTGTATTTTGTCAAGTTTAATTAAGGAGTAATTAAATGCCCCCCACACATGTATATGTAAAACGTAATCCAATACATCCATATACATACAATAATCCTGACGACTTGCCATTTATACAATGGAAGTATGTAAAGATTTCTGTTGCTTATAGTATGTACACCAGTAAGCAAATAGGATGGGAACGTGCTAAACGTTCTGAGTATGAAGAATGGTGTACAAAAATGAAAAAGTTCAAGGAGGAACTATGACTTGGGAAATAATAGATAGCCGTGATCTTACTTACACGGACAGAAAAGCGAAGACTACTGAAGAATTAGCACATGACACGCTATATGACGACTTAAATGACGCCATAGGTCATGCAGCTGAGAAACTAGACCCGCCACATGTTATACATGTTGGACTTGATTACTTTGTCGGCCTGGCCTACAGGCTTGCACACGACAAAAAAACAGCTGATATATTAATTGATGAAACAGTCAAGAGGGCTAAGCATGAGTATAAGTAAAATTTATTTAGACTTTGAAACCTACTATGATGTGCAACTGTCGCTCACCAAGATGAGCACAGTACAGTACATCAACCATCCAGATTTTAAGGTATGGGGCGTGGGGATAAAGGTTGAAGACGGAGAGACGGAATGGTATTCAGAAGATGAAACACCCTCCGTTTTGGAACAGATTGATTGGGATAACACCGCAGTCGTTTGCCATAACACTTTGTTTGATGCCTATATCCTTACACAATACTTTGGTCATGTACCTAAGTATTATTACGATACGGCGGCCATGTCTCGGGGTTTGTACCCGAACATGTCTGCTCGTCTCAAAGATTGTGTTGTTCGTGAATTCCCTTCAGATGACACCTTGCGCAAGGGCGAAGAACTTGTCAACGCTAAAGGCGTGCGAGACTTAGATCCCGGGCTCGATGCACAGATCGGGGGTTATTGTATTCAGGACGTGGACTTAACCTACGCACTCTTTCAATCTTACGTTGCTAACTATCCATGCAAAGAGCTGGATCTCATCGATATGACAACACGAATGTTTGTAGAACCAAAGTTGTTATTAGATAGACCTATGTTGATACAGTACAAAGAAGAGATGGCAGAACGTGCACGTATTGCTATCCAGGAGTCGGGCGTAGAACGTGAAACACTGTCTTCTCAACAAAAGTTTGCTACACACTTAGAAAGCTTGGGTATTACTGTACCAACTAAGAAAAGTCCTCGTACAGGTAAACAGATACCTGCTTTCGGTAAAAACGATCCAGCTTATATACAGATGTGTAATATGTATCCAGAGCATCGTGCGTTGTGGGACGCCCGTGAGGTAGTCAAATCACGTATTGACGAAACTAGAGCCCAACGTTTTATTGATTCGTGCAACCCTGACGGCACCTTCAGTGTACCTCTCCGTTATTATGCAGCTCATACAGGACGTTTTGGAGGCACGGACAAAATCAATTTACAAAATTTACCTAGAGGTTCTCAGTTGCGTCGTGCAATAACATGCAGCAGCGGGCAGCGCCTGTACGTGGCAGACTTATCTAATATCGAAGCTCGTATGCTTGCCTGGCTAGCTAAACAAACGGATCTTCTCGAAGCCTTTGCACAAGGTAGAGATGTGTACTGTGAGTTTGCGTCCCAGATATATGGCCGCACGATTACCAAAGAAAACAAACTAGAAAGATATGTCGGTAAAACAGCGATCTTAGGGCTGGGTTATGGCATGGGTCATCAAAAGTTCCAAGACACTCTTAAGTCAGGTTCGCCATCAGTAGAGGTATCAGAAAGCACAGCTGCGCAGATTGTCACACAATATCGTGGTATGTACTCTGGGATCCCGGTACTGTGGTCACGAATGAAAGATTTACTATTTGATATGATATCACCAGCTCGCTATGGCACGAAATATGGCCCACTCATAGTCAAGTCTCGTGCACTTGAGCTACCAAATGGTATGGCTCTAAGCTATCCTAACCTACGCTATGATGCAGGACAGTTCGTGTATAACACCAGCAGAGAAATGGTTCGTACCCATGGGCCAAGATTAACAGAAAATGTTATTCAAGCACTTGCACGAATAGTTATTACAGATCAAATGCTAGATATACAGCAGTTGCCTGAAGTTGATGTGGTTATGCAGGTTCATGATGAGATCATTGCAATAGGCTCAGAAGTTAATGCAGATGTTACAATGAATAAAATCATTGATATCATGCGAACACCACCTGAATGGTGTAGTGATTTGCCACTCGATGCAGAAGGAGGAGTTAGTACAAGATATGACAAATAAGAACTTAATACTAACAAGAAAGGTTGGAGATCGTGTAAAAGTTTACACCCCGGGTGGCGAAATATGCACAATAACTGTGACCAATATCTCTCAAAAATCATGCAAGTTAGCCTTTGAGGCAGACAAATCTGTACGCATTGACAGAGAAGAGGTATACTCAAAGAAGGAGATTTAAAATGATAATAACATTCTTGAAAGCAAGCAAACCACTTGTCAAGGAAATATCAGAAGAAGGTTCAAAGCCTTACCCACTAGTTAAAAACTTTACATCTAGCGAAGAAGATATATCTATTGATAGAGCTGGTTTTAATAAACTATTCCGTGTTTTATGCAGCCAAAGTGCAGGTGGCACATGTCTGCACAAAGGCAATTTAAAACGGCCATTAAATGATGAACCTCGTGCGTTTATGTCAGATCGCTCAGCCCCCACAGAACTACTTGTCCTTGATATTGATGGACTTCGTGGCACACCTGGGCAGGACGTCAAGAGCATGGCAGACCGTATTGTGCTTCAACTACCTGAAATATTTCACGACGTGTCATATATAGCACAGGCTTCTGCATCATTGGGCGTAAAGAAAAACAGTATATCTATGCACCTATTCTTTCTACTAGATATGCCTGTACACCCTAAAACTTTAAAAGACTTTCTTCGTAATCTTAATTATGAAACAGAGTTCTTAGCAGAACAAATTACTTTATCAGCTAACGGCCAAAGCCTTTCGTGTGTCTTAGACCCATCGGTAGCAGATAACAGCAAACTTATATACATAGCCCCACCAAAGTTCGTGGGCATAGAAGATCCTTACCCAGAAGATAGATTTGTCAAGATTGACCGTGGTTCGCCAGTTCTTGAAATCTCCTCGTCTTTAGTCGGTGTTAATCCTGAAAAGGTACACTCGCTTGGTTTGCAAATTAAAGACAACCTAAGGAAGAAGAATAATCTTCCTAAGAGGGCGGGCAAAGTAACCACGGTCAATGTTGCTGGCGAAGCGCACGAAGTACTACAAAACCCAGATAAGATGACTATACAAATATCTCGTGTTTCAGAGCCCTTCGTAAACTGCAACGTGAACGGAGGCGATAGCGGAGGTTATTACTTCTTACTAACCAACCCACATTACATGTACAACTTCAAAGGTGAACCTGTATGGGAGATAGAAAAAGCAGACCCTGATTTTTATAGAAGCATATTTGAAATCTTTGCAGATAAAATAGATAGCGAAACAAAGAAGAAACCATTAGCTTTACGAGACTTCTATACTGACACTTATTTTAACGGTGTATTTGATGAAACCAAACAACAGTTTGATGACGAGTATCCTCTTACACCAACTAATAAGAATTCAATAAATGATTTCATGCGTTCCCATGGAAGGCCAAACCCGGACTACGTACCTGATGCACGTGTCGTGTTTGACCCCAGCAATGACAAAGGCATACAACTAGAAGAAGTTCCATACTATGTAAACTTATATAGAAAAACTTCTTACATGATGGCCGCAGAAGAAAATGTAAAAGAACTTTCGTACGGTGAAGCCATCCAGATCCAAAAGATTGCACCGAACTTTTATAAACTTGTTATGCATATACTTGGCAATGGTAAACCTGAGTTCGAACACTTTATGAACTGGTTAGCCTATGTGTATCAAAACAAACGCAAAGCTATGACTGCATGGATATTTACAGGGGTGCCTGGTACAGGTAAAGGTTTGTTCGTGCATAAGATACTCAAGCCCCTCTTTGGCGAACAACAAACACCAATGCGTTCATTAGAAAATATCGAAGAACAATTTAACTTATATATGAGGACTGCATTGTTTCTTGTGGTAGATGAGTTTCGTATGGCAGATTCAGGTTCTATAGGTCGTATGGCAGATAAACTAAAACATCAAATAACAGAACCCACTCTGACCATCCGTGCTATGCGCACGAATCAGATAGAACTACCTTCTTTTACAAACTTTATCTTTC